CCAGGAAACGGCATTAATACATATGATTCTTTGCCTTGCTCGCTAAACTGTTGATACCAATTTTGTGTACGTTGACTAGATAAAGGTCTAGAGCGACTCTGATATGATGGCCCTGTAACATTGACAGGTATTGTTTGAAATGTCATTACGGCGCCCAAGCTTGAGTTTGTTGCGGTTGATTACCGTTTCTAGCTTCTAACTCTGATTGATTAGCTGACTCTATAGCACTTAAGAAATTAGAGGTGTAAGCCTGCTCTTGTTGCGTATCTTGAGCGCGAATAAATGCATGACGCAAAGCCCCGAACAAATAAATGTTAGGGTATTTATCAAGCACTATGTTTGTTTGGTTTAATTCAGTAAGAGGAATAAAATCTTTAAAGTAATCAAATGTAACTGAGTACTCTTCATTAGGAATAATATCGAACGCAAGCTCTCCGCCTTGTATAGTGAAGAAACAAGGTATGCCTGTTTCACTTCTTACTTGTAATTGATTTGGCGTTCTAAATTCTAAACTTCCAACGTTAGCATCCAATGTTATAGAAAAATCCCTAGACTTTTTAAATCCAGTAGGGAGTGCTAAGTATCTAGTGGCTGTGCTTGTTAGTGCTGTTGATATTGTTTCAGCTTCACTTATTTTTAGTGACTCCGAAGGGTTTGATAGCATTTCTTTTTCTGCTAACAATATAAAATCACTTATCTCAGTATCAAGACTTGAACCACGTTCGATCCTATTTGATATTGATTTAAATAAATTATCGTAATTGTCTAAGGCCATGATAGTTCCTAGATAAAAGGGAGGCATTACCCTCCCTTATTTATTACTCAGATTTAGATTTTGCCGGAGCTTTAACTAAATCCATCCAACTACCAAGTTGCTTTTTGCTTTCTACTTCAAACTCTTCACCTACTTTTCGGAGCTTTCCATAAAAGCCAACTTTATTAGCTTTGACTTTCATACATCACCTACACTATATCGTAGTTGTTATTGTAATCAGTCTTAGCATCTACCATTGAGTATGGCTGTAAATAAGCATCAATAGTATGCGTTGGAGATGTGCCGCCAGTAACTAAACTTAAGCGAAGGTAGCGCTCATTAGTTAAACCTAAAGGAAGTACAATTTTCTGACCTGCCAATAATGACGCAGTAACCGCTGATGTAGCGATTGCCGTAGCGCTAGAAAAAGCCGCGTTATCATCAGTCTGAACAACTACCTGTAGCGTAGGGCTAGTACCTCCAGCGTCAACCGAAGAACTAACCATTACAGCCATGTGTTCTCCTGGGCCAATATTGCGATCAACACCTAAGTCGATAACATTTGTAGAAACTGCTGTAGCTGTTAAAGCCTGACCGTCAGCAAAAGCTTGTTTTGAATCAATAAACATATATTTCTCCTTAAGAAATTGCTGTTTCAGTGTTTACGATAGTATCCATAATTTTAACTGGAGTACCAAGGAACATAAGTTGATGGATGTTATCACCAAACTGGTTAATAGCTGGCTCGATTGTCACGGCTGCTGAACTCTTGTCAAGTGCTGCAAGGCGTAAGTGTGAAGCAACTGTGCGGTTAACATAAAAACAGTCTTTAACTGAAGTAATGTTAGGCAAGCGATCTTGTGCGCGAGCCATTAATTTAATAATTGCTGTTGCTGCTGTTGCTGCCTGTGTTCCAGTTTGAGCAACCAAGTCACTAACATCGATGTTTGCAATACGTACAGCGTAACGCCAATCTTTAACAACTAAACCATTGTCCCAAGTGTAAAGGTCTGCATAAGCACGAAAGCGGTTATTGCTATCGTCAAACGCGTCAATCTCACCAAGATCTTGATGGTCCATACCAGCTTTAGAACCTTTAGGGTAAACACCAAAAACAGTATCAGAACCCCAGCCAACTAACATAATAGACGTATTGTCTGAACCAGCACCGCCAGCAAGTAAGATATTCTCACCGTTTGGAGCTGAAGTATCACTGTATCGAGGCATAAAACCAACATACTCTTCAGGATTAGACGCAGTACCATACATTAAAGTGGTAGCTTGCGTTTGCCCCATAGATTCAACAAAAGCTTTTGACTCGCTTAGGCGGAATGTTTGTTGATTGCCATTTAACTTAGCGACCTTGACGTCAACTTCTGAGCGAGCTTCTAGCATTGCTGCGTTCTCAACTACTTGTGCTGTAGTTGATTTTGACTTAGGCACACCTTGGTTAATTTGACGGTAATATGATGTAGGTAAGCCTGTGCGAATTGTTACTTGTTCGCCCGTTGGCAAGTTACCTTCTTTAAATGGCATGTCTTCTAGTGCCATGTTTGATTGAGATAACATTTCAACAATCATCGGGGTTTTACCCTTTGGATCGTTACGCTTTGCCCAATCTGTAAGCGTTAATACATTGTTTCCAATAGTAGCCATGATAGCCTCTCGTTATTTGTTGTTGTAAAAAATGTCTTCAGGAGACACGTTTGATTTATTTGCCGCTGGCTTACTAGCCCTTGGCGTTTTAAGTACTTTCTTTTTAATAGAAACTACCTTGTTCTTTTGTGCATTATACTTTGAAGCGTCAATAATTGTTTTCCAGTGGTGCGAACGACCAATAGCATTTGTTTCTTCTTGTGAGTACCCACGATCTTTAAGGTATTCACCTGCCAACTTCATGTCAGCCTGAAACGCATCTGTTAGTTTACCGTCTTTTTGCCACGCAGGGTCGTAACTATAAAAATCATTACTTTCTGCAACAAGTTCATCTTTGGTTAAAGGTGTATTTTGCACTGGCTGATTTGCTTTAAGCTCTTTGAGTTTAACTTCTCGCTTATCTGCCTTGTCCTTCAACCTAATGTACTCATCAGGGTCATAGTTATCAGATTCAATGTCTTTGTAGGATTCGATATCTAAATCTTTATCCTCATTAACCATCACTTCTAATTCTACAACTAATTCTTGTGCCTTTGTTGACTGAGCTTCAGCATCTTTTTTAAGGCCTGCTGCCTCTTGCCATTTTCTAGTACAGTCTGCTTGCATTAACTTTACGTTATCATGCGCTTCTTTCCACTCTTGAATGTCAGTTAGGTTATGCTCAGTTCCGTCTATTTCAACAGATTGAACGTCCTCGACTTCATCGGTTTCTTCTTTGCTGCTTTCTGACTCTTCAGCTTCAGATTTATCAACATCTTCTGTTGACTCTTCTTCTTCTGGTAATTCACCTTCTAACGCTTCTTCGGTTGGCACTTCGAGAGGCTCCGATTCTGCACTAGGGTAGAATGCGTTTACTGTTTCTTCAAACGTTTGTGTTTGTTCATCGCTCATTTTTCATATCCTGGTTGAATGATTGTATATCTTCTAATGCTTTGAATGCTGCGTTACCACTATAAATAATTGTTGAGAAATGTGATTCAAACTCTTCAATTATATTTAGCCTCATGTTGCACTCTTGCATTTGTAAAGTGTCATCAAACCCCAAGTTTTCAAACTTATCTATCGTTAATTGCCTTAATGTTTCCATAGACGCAATAAACAATGGATGACTAATGATTGATTCTGCTTGTTTTGCGTTGTCAATTGTAGCCGCTAATTCTGATTGTGTTCTCATTTGAGTCCTTTAGGTTATTCAAACTTTGTTTTACTTATTATAACGCGTTTTATTACTAATTCATAATCTACACGACACTTCCTGGTATATCCTGCCCGCTTTTAACTTCCATATCTGTTAACTTAAGGGCGGTGTCTTCATTTTGTTTAACTGTTTTTTGTGCCGCTGTAACGTTAAACTGCCTAGCATTTTCTTGTAACTCAGCTATCCCTAGCGCTGCACTCTTGTCGTCTGCTTGCGCTTTAGACTGTGCTTTAATCATCTCAACCTCAGATAGCGCTTGTAGACTAGTAACTCGCTCTGTTAATTGCTCGATAACTTGTTGTTGCTGTAAAGCTAAGGCATTTAACTGCTCATTATCTGCTTGTAACTGTTCGCTTGGCTCTTCAGGGTTATTAAAATACAATGAAGTATCTTTCATTTCTAACCCGTTAGTTATTTTGTTAAGTGTGTTGTACATCTTGGTTTCATCAACCATCTTAGAACCTTGAGCTTGCAACTGCTGCTGTATTTGATAGATACCTGTTGCATTCTGTACTAGCTTGTCGTTATCTCCAGCACCTAAACCAACCTCAGTAGCTACATTGTTGTCATACTTCCAGTTAGCAGGGTTAGACTTTAAAGCCTTACCTAGTACGCTAAACTCGACCTCATCCATTTCATAGTGAGCAACTAACCAAGCAACACCTTCATAAATCTTTCTGTAAGCCATTTCAGCGATATTTCTCGCTATCTTTTCAACCTTGGCTTGATTGGTCTTTTCAACACCTGTAAAGCGTGTTGCTGTCTCTTTAGATAACGAATCGCCATCTAAGCCTTGTGATGTTAATTGACCACCTACACGGTTAGACTTCATTTGATCCATGTGTTGTTTAATCAATAAAGACTTATCACCAATAAACTCTGTCATTAATGGCATGATCATATCAGCGATAGGTCTATCACCAGTTACCTGAACAACGCCACCAATAACAGGGGACAGTGCTTCATCTAAGTTGACGCCATTCTTACCAACTCTGACGACCTTTTTAGTATTACCTACGGCATAAGCGTTATCTA